GGATGTTCCGTGGTCCCGGCGGCAGGGCTGCGTATTTGATCTGGGAGGCAACGGGTCCGGGCAGGACTTTCGGGAAGACGGTGGTCGAGGAATTGCATTATGGGAATATTTATTACCAGACCCAGGAGCAAAGATTATCGAGAAAGGTGAGTGACAGGCCGGGCTGGTATTCGACAAGTGACGGGAAAAAGGACTTATTGGCGACTTACCGGGAATCGTTATTCAGCAGGGCTTTTATCAATCCCAGCAGAAAGGCTCTTGAAGAGGCTGGAGAATACGTTTATCTTCCCAGTGGAAAAATCGAGCATGGGGGTTCAACCAGATCACCCGATCCGACCAACAGGGGCACTGGACACGGTGACCGTGTCATTGCAGATGCACTCTGTGCGAAGGTACTTCGCGAACGTAAGGAGGAGACAAAGGAACCGGAAATAGTAACTCCGGTAATGTCTCTTGCGTGGCGTCGGCAACAACGGGAACTCGAGATTTCCGACGAGTGGCTCTGAACCCAAAAAAACACACGGATGTGTCCCGGCTTCGGGAGGCAATGCATGCTTCCCGAAAGAAGTTGGAGCCGTTCCGCACCCGTCATCGTCAGGCCCTTGAGCAGTACGTCGGCTCGTACTACTCCGATGACGGCTCGACCAAGCCGGTCCATGTCAACCTCATGGAATTGGCGGCGAACATCTACGAGCGTCAACTCGTTGCTCGCCCTCCCCAGGTACTGGTGCTGACTCGCAACGAGCAAGTCAAGCCGTATGGCCTTGAGTTCGAGCAGGTGATCAACGATTCGCTGAAGGACTACAACGTCCACCGCATCCTGCAACGGTGCGTGAAGAGCGGGTTGTTTTCGATGGGCATCTGCAAGGTGGGCATCGAGGACAAGGGCACTGTCGAGCAGGGCGGTTACGACTTCTCGGTCACCAAGCCCTACTGCACCGACATCCTGGTGGATGACTGGGTGCATGACATGACGGCACGTTCGCAGGAGGAGATCACCTACTGCGGACACCGCTACCGGATGAGCCTGGAGGATGCGAAGAAGTTCCCCGGCTTCAAGAAGAGTGTTCGCGACAAGCTCCAGCCCGCCCAAGACTTGAACTACAACGAGAGTGGCGACCAGCGGGTGCATACCCTCGCCAGCGGCTTCGGCGGCTACGACACGGAGTATGACGAGAAGGTGGAGTTGTGGGAGATCTGGCTCCCGAGGGAGAAGTTGCTGGTCACTCTCGGACCCAACGAGGGCGATTTGCCACTGCGGGTGGTTGAGTGGAATGGACCGGACAGGCATCTCGGCCCGTTCCACCTGTTGTGGTTCTCCGAGGTTCCCGGCAACTCGATGCCTCTGGCTCCGGCGATGCTCTGGAGCGGATTGCACAACATCGTCAACGGGCTGTACCGGAAGTTGGAGCGTCAGTCACAGCGGGCCAAGGTGGTCGGTCTGACCCGTGGCATGGACACCGGGGATGCCGAGCGGATTCGCAAGGCGAGTGACGGCGAGGTGGTGGCGGTCGATAACCCTGATTCGGTTGTTGAAAAGCAATTCGGGGGGATTGACCAGCGTAACTTCGCGTTCATGTTGCAGAGCAAGCAGTTGTTCTCCTGGTTGGCGGGGAACCTTGAGAGTCTTGGCGGATTGGGAGCGAGCAGCGAGACGGTCGGCCAGGACAAGATGATGCAGGCGAGTGCCAACCAGCGTATTGCCGGGATGCAGGATCAGGTGATGCGTTTTACTCGCGACATCATCAGTGACTACGGCTACTGGCTGTGGACCGACCCCATGCAGACCTACAACATGGAGTTGGATTTTCCGGACGTGCCCACGGTTCAGAGCGAGTTGACTCCCGCCGAGCGTCAGACCCACTCGTTCTACGAGCATGAGTTGGAGATCGAGCCGTTCTCGATGCAGTACCTCTCTCCGGGTCAGCGGTTGCAGAGCATCAACCAGATCGTCCAGAGCGTGATCCTTCCGAGTCTCCCGCTGATGCAGCAGCAGGGGATGGGGATCGACATGGAAGCGTTGCTGAACATCTATGCCAAGTACAGCAACCTTCCCGAGTTGAATGACATCGTGGTGACCGCCGCAGAGCAGGCTCCCCCGCCTGATGACCCGAGGCAGAGTCCGGTCACGTCACGGCAGAACGAGCGAATCAGCCGGGCTGGTGAGGCGACACCGGGTCGCAACGAGCAGGAAATGATCCAGCAGATGATGTCCGGGTCCGAACCACAGATGACAGGAGCCTGATATGCCTAATTTTGCCAACTACTTTGGTGACATGTTTGGCGGCATGGACTTCTCGAGCCTGTACGGGAACATGGCGACCCAGCAGCAGCAGATGCCGACGCAGCCGACGACGTATCAGGGTCAAATTCCATCTCAGCAGCCGCAGCCGTCTTGGAATAACTTCAGCAATTTCGGGTTGGGGTCATTGTGGGGAGATTCTGGTCAGCATCCGGGCCTGGGCAGTTGGTTTTCTCCCAGTTACTCCCGGTATGAAGCACCGTCATCTGAAAGCATGCAGCAGCCGCAGCAGATGCAGCAGCAACAAGCGGAGCAGATGCAGCAGCAGATGGAGCAGCAGAGGCAGCAGGGCATCGAACAGCAGCGGTATCAGAATCAGTTGATGGAGCAGCAGATTCAGCAGGCCCGGCAGCAGACGCAGCAGGGGGGCGCGTTGTCGTCAGGAATGGACGCACTGACCGGCTGGCAGCAGCAGCCGCAGCAGTATCAGTATCAGCCGGGACCGATGGATTCTTCTGGTGGTGGCCCGACATACGACGAGCCGCGAGTTCCTCCGAGTTACGCCGGAATGTTCGATAGATACCAGCAACAACTTCCACAGCAGATGGGCCGGGACAGGATCATGAGCATGATCCAGGGTCTTTTCTAGGCTTACGCAACACGGGAAATGAACAATGCCACCAGTCCCCCCGATTCCACCCGCACCACCCTCGAGAGGTGGTCCGTCATTGGCTCCCAGTGGACCGACGCGCAGGAGGTTGATGCGTGAATACCGGGACCAACTCCACCAGTCGATGCAGCCCATTCCGCCGCGATTTCCCAACATGCCAATGACCCCGCTTTCCGGTGGTGGCTTCGGAGGCGGCGGATATGTTCCTCCCGGTTCTACCCATCCCGGTCCAGGTGGAGGCTCCAGGCTGCTTGACGCATTGCTGGGAATGCAGCAGGCGATGCAGCAGGCTGGCATGGGTATTGGCCAGGGAAACTATCCTGGTCGACAAGGATTGAAACCTCCCCTTTATAGTGCTGGAGTTCAGGCCGGTATCTATGACCCCAACTTGATCGACCCCACCACCGGGAAACCAATGAAAAAGACTAAACAGATAGCGGATTACTACAAAGGCAACATCCATTCGTCGCTCTCCAACACAATGGCGAATGTCGGCGGTGCGCTTCGCGATGACATGATAAACAGTCCGCAGTACCAGCAAATTGTGAAGCAAGCAGCCATTAACAGCGGTTTAATTCCACCAGATCAGCCCGCGCCTGGACCGGGGCAGATGCCTCCACCAGCAGGAGTCAACCCGTACTTACCGCTTGGTCCGACGAATATCTCTCCGGGTGCGCCGGGTACGAATACCGCTCCTCCCGGTAGCGGGTCAGTCTATCCGCCGCAGTACGGACCCGCGCAGAAATACGGTCAGCAATACTAGGAACAAGAAGAATGCCTGATTACGCATTTCCACCTCCCCCGCCCATCCCCCCTGATCCGGGCCTTCTTCCCGGTCCTGGCTTTACCGGCGACCGCAATCCGCTTCCTCCTGCTGGTCCCATGACTTGGCCTGGGATTCCTTTCCCCGGAACTCCCCCATTGACTCCACTTCAGGAAGTGGGGGGAGCATTAGGATATCCATGGCCTCTAAAGCCGCCGCCGGGAATTAAGACACGTCCTGACCCCAGAACCGATGCGGGGAAAGCGGTCTATCAGGACGCTTACAGTGATCTTCCTCTGGGTGGTCCGGGCACTCACTTCGGCGCACATCCAGGGTTGCCAGCCTCCACAGTCGGGGGCATGACGCCGAGTTGGCTTGTGGAAGCGGGGATGCAAAAGGCTGGCGTAGGAACAGTACCAGATCTGTTGCCAGCGGCTCAAGCCAAGAAATTTGGTATGGATGTAGTTGCCTACAAGGAATTGGTCAGGGCGATGCAAAATGCTGGTATTTGGGCTGTAAATGCTGCTGGACCGCTTGGTTCGGCACTGCTTCCACATCTGTGGCCGCAGAATCCGGGCGGATATCCGACTATGCCCGGCGGTGGCCCCTTGCCCTACGATCCCAGTCTTCCAATTAGCGGGGGTAACCCGAGTCCGGGTATGCCGGGATCTCCTCCTAACCAATATCCCTTCACGCCACCGCCGCAACCCTACCAACAACCGCTTCCGCCAGGAAGATACCCGCTTCCTCCCGGTACTGCGCATCCCCGAGTAGGAGGGCCGTATCGACGACGATGACAGTCGTTTACAAAATAAATGGTTCGGAAGTCACCCGAAAAGAATTCGTAAAGGATTCCAGGGGGGCCGGTAACATCAGGCAACCGTATTCCACGAGCCGGGTGATCGTCTCAGAAGCGGCTGCTGTTCACCCAAAAGACCGTCATGCTGCTAATGAACATGCACGCAAGCATGGATTTGCTATTGATTTCGACAGCCAAGGTCGACCAAACTTCACCAGCCACCGGCAACAGAAGGCTTATTTGAAAACAATTGGCCTTCATAACAAGGACTCGAATTCGTAATGCCAAGGGTTGGGAAGAAGAAGTTCGCATACACGGCTAAAGGGAAGGCTGCTGCCAAGAAGTACGCCAAGAAGATGGGCAACAGGGTAAGCAAAAAGAAAAAGGGGAAGTAATGCCAGAAGAACAAGCGGCTGTTGAAGAGGAAGTCCAGCAGGAAGTCGTCAAGGAAGTCGTCAAGGAGACTCTCCCCGAGATCCTCGAGGAAGAGCCGGTAATTGATACGTCTCCTCCGGAACCGGAATCGGAACCGGAAGTGGAGCAGCAGACAGGATTTCGCACTGACCAGTACACAACAGGCTCCCAATTGGGATTCAGCCCGGAACAGGTGGATGCTTTCGGTACTCCCGAGAACTTCGACCGGATGCTGGGCGCGATGCAGCACAACGCACAACAGCAGCAATACCAACAGCAACAGCAACAGCAGCAGCAATACCAGCAACAGCAGCAGCCTGGGCCTGTTGGCAATTTCCAATTCGAGAACCCCGATGATTTCGATGAAGCCATCGTCGGGATGAACAATCACATGAATTATCGCATGATGCAGATGGAAGCGATGATGGGTGCAATGCACCAGCAGAACGGTGTAATGCAACAGCAGAACGAACGCCTCCAGGCAGAAGCGATTGGCCGTTCATTGGAATCCACATTGGATGGAATGGACGAAGATCTTTTCGGTCGTGGTCCCCTGAATGGACTTTCAGGCGATCAGGCCAAGAACCGGATAGCCGTGGCGAATGAATTTGCTCGCGCGGGGGCCGGTTACATGCAGCAAGGGTTGGAAGCTCCAAGTATTCCGGAGTTAGCCCAGCATGCTGCGAACGCTTTGTTTGCTGACAATTTCAAAGACAAGGCATTGAAGGAGGCTTCCGAACAAACCCGAGATGTTGCCAGTCAGGCTTCGGCCCGACCCACGCAGCAGGAGGAATCCCCCGGTTCGGGGACGGAAGCCGCAATTCGTGCCGCAGCCGAATGGCATCGGGAGCATGGAACAAATGCCCACGATGCGTTCGGGTAACAATAAGGAAGGAGTAATCCATGCCTTACCAAGGCGACGATTACGCTGATCTAGTAACCACCACTCTGCGTCATCTTGAAACGACGACATGGGCCGATATTGTTGTTGATAACCAGCAGCATATCGCCATGCCGCAGATTCTCAAGAAGAAGAAGGTCGAGTTCGGCAGCGGTTACGGCCATCAATTCAACGTCCGTGTCCTGAGCAACAACGCTGCCAGGAACGTGAAGTTGAACGAAGTGGACAACCCGACAACTGCTGACACGCAGACCACGGGCAACATTCCGTGGCGTCACACCGAGACCCACTGGGCCTTGGAAGAGCGGATCATTTCGATGAACCGTTCACCCTCTCGTCTCGTCAATCTTCTCCAGAGCAGTCGCGTCGATGCGATGACTGACCTTGCGGAGTTGATGGAGAGCAACTTCTGGGGCGCACCTGGAAGTTCGTCCGACTCGCTGAAGCCTTATGGCGTTCCCTACTGGATCGTCTACAACGCTTCGACCGGCTTCAACGGCGGTCACCCCTCCGGGTTCTCCGACGTTGGCGGCATTAGTTCGACCACCTACCCCAGATGGAAGAATTGGTCCGCGAACTACACCAACATCTCGAAGGCAGATTTGGTGCGCAAATGGCGTGAGGCTGCGACGAAGACGGAATTCCGTCCTCCCGTCGATGGCCCCTTCTCAAACATGCAATCCAGCTACGGCTTCTACACCGACTACTCGGTGTTGGGCACTCTGGAAGAATTGCTTGAGAGCCAGAACGACAATCTGGGCAACGACGTGGCGAGCAAAGATGGTAATACCGTCTTCCGCCGCACTCCGGTTGTCTGGGTTCCGTACTTCGACAACAACAGTGGCACGGTTGACACAACCAGTCCCATCTACGGGATCAACTGGTCGGTGTTCAAGCCTTGCTTCCTCTCCGGTGAATACATGAAGGAGACCAAGGT